ATTTGCGCAAAGGACCTTTGTTTAGTTTCTCAGGCTGTTGTATTGCCAATAGAGAGTCAAGATTGTGCAACGCAAAGTTTGCAGAGTCCGGAGACATCTTGATAAATTGGCCAAGCACTGGCGCGTCGTACAGCTTGGAAAGATCATTGGCTGAATTTTGAATTGGAGTAGCCGCCCCGTAGTTAGAAGCCCAAAACTTATTTTTGTCTCCGTAACGTGGCCCACCAAACAACGGAACAGGCTGGTCAGGCGTAACGTTTCCAACCCGCGTCAATTCAACCGTAGGCTTGGTTATTTCTTCAAACGTTCCGCGTTGGGCAACCCCTCCCAATGTTGGATCACCCGGAACCCCCAAAAGAACGTGCCCCTTCTTTGACTCGTAATCAACAAATGGGGCCGGCTGTTCTTGCGTCAGGCGTCGTGTCTCAAGAGGTATCTCTCGCTCTTTTTCAAATTGCTTGCGTGATTTGCCAGCAGGGTTGGTGGTCAACTTTGGGTTTTGCCGTACAAAATCCCCAGTCATCTGTTCCGCCATCCGTTGCGCCATAGGTCGAATATCTTCCTTTGTCTTTGGCGCGGCCCGTGGAAAGACCAACGGGGGCTCTGTCTTGGCCTTGACTACGATAGGCTCTACCCCCTTGGGAGCCTCGTTGGCTGCGCCTAGCAACTTCTTTAGCCCAGACTTTAGCAATCCACCACCAGCCATTTGCGGCTCTTCTGGTGGCTTTAATTGCCTAAGCAAATCATCATCCTCGGCGGCACGTTTTGTCTTCTCGTAATTCCAAATGTCTTCTGGAACATGCTTCTGGAGTATTGCTTCGTACTCTTCGCGGGTCATGTACTCAGGCAAATCTCCCGCTCGTTTAGCGCGACCAAGAGCCAGACCACGGGCATTGCGGCTCATGTTAATGCCCTGCGGCATGATGTTGCCGACTTCCTCTGCGGAGTACAACCCAGTGTTGGCAAGGTCTTGAACTCCGGACCATTGTCCGCTCTTCACAAAGTCTTGGGCGTATGGCAAGTACTCATCCTTGGGTGCGCGGTTTCCCTTACCTTTGATCTGAACAATATTTTGAAAAGTTTCAGACTCAGGATACAACTTGGTTGCTTGCTCAAGCGCCTTTTCTTCAGACATGCCTTCGCCACGAAGCCTGTGCATCAAGTTATCCATTTGAGCCGCTCTTTTTTCAGGCGTCAATGTTTTTGAAGGTGCTGTTTCCACCGTCACATGCGGTTCGCCCTTTGCATCACGCAGGCTGTAAATGCGCGACTTTCCTTCCAGAACGTCAGGGCAGTAGCCTCCAACGCAATGGCCCATCGTCTCGCCCTCATATTTTAGGGCGTCAGCAAGTTTTTGTTGGTCATCTACTCGCGATGATTTCATTGAGTCTTTGACGTACTCTTCAAACTTGGTTAGATCAGTCCGCTCAAGATCAGGATAGTCTTTGCGAACGTAATCGGCGTGCTTTCCGCGAAACTTCTCAGCAGGCTCTGGAGTCAACTCAACCCACTTGAATCCTCCCGGATACTCCTTGTGGACCGGCATACCCTCAGTAGCCTTGAGCCTTGTTTGAGCCATCTTCTTGGCCATCTCTTGGTCATACTCAGCGGTTCGCTTTACCGCCTGTTCCATGTTGACCTTATTCAGTTGCTCAGGACGAATAAGTCCAGCCTCCAAGTCGTGTCGCAACACATCCCGAATGTGGTCAAATCCAAGCATTGGCGCAATAGATTGCGTACTGTTGGTTCCGGGGCGCTGTAACTCATTCACCATTTGCGTATCTGGCGCTTTTGTTGCCCAGCTACCGCCCGGTTCACTCTCAATCAATTGGCGCATGGTCATGCCGCCTGTATTCCCAGTGCGTATAGGGTCGCCAAGTCGCTTGGGTTTTATTGCCTCATCAGCAAGAGATTCCCATACTTGCGCTTGGCGAGATGTCCCCTGATGGCGTGGAAACCCAGCTAATTCTCTACGTTCCCAAACATTGTCAAGGTATCGCGACATAGGCGCATCTTTGGGCAAGTGCGTAATACCCTCTTCGGCTAACTTGCGCACCGGATCTTCCGGCGTACCCATCTGCTTCTTAACGTAGTTGGTCAGGTTGCTGTTAATCCATTTGTTCAAGGCTTTGGCTTGTTCTGGCCGGTCAAGGTTTTCTGCCTGTTGCAAGGTTTTCATAGCGTTTTCAACACTACCAGTTAGCCAGTTGCCTCCCGCTGATTTAACAACGTTAGAAACAGGCTGCCCAGCAGCTTTAACAAAGTCCTTGCCGGCCTTGTAGACCGCCTGCGGTATGCCACCAACAAGCCGTATGGGCGCTCCGGGGCCCGGGTAGAACCCTCCGCCTAGTATCCCCAGCCCGGACGCCGCTCGCCCGGCAGGCGTGTCGGATCGCAAGGGGATGCGCTTCTCAATGTCCTCAGACGTTGGGAGCACTGTGCGCTTGTCAAGGCCGGGCAGCATGCGGACTAGCGACTCGATGTCGCCGGGGGCTCCAAGAACGCCGGAGGCCACGCCACGGGCAAAGTCCACCGGCATGTTGGCGGCAGCGCGGCGGTCGTTCTGGCTCTCCGGCCTGCGCCCAGCCGATCGGTAGCGCGGGGGACTGAACTCATCAAGCGGGTTACCGCCCTTTTGCATGTGTACCTCCCCGCCTTTGGCGTACACATCAGGGAAATCAACTGGCGGTCGGCCATACATTGGACTGGACTCAGGGAACACTAGGTTCCCGCTCAATTCAAGTTCGTCCTTGAGAGCGTTGATGTATTCGTCTTGATGGCGGCGAGGAAGACCCTCGCGTAAGTCGCCCCTTGTAAACACCTGTACTAAGCCTGCCGGCTCTTGATTCTCGGCCATAGCCATATTTCGGTGACGGCCCTCATGACCGGAAATTCGGGGCTTTGATGGAACCCCAATTTCATCTTTAAAAAGTTGCAGAAAAGGCACATCATCAAACCCGCCCTTGACTCGTTGAAGGTGCTTGATGTACTCGTCAGTTGAAACAGTGGCTTTGGAGATGTCGCCTTTTCTGGCCATCGCCGCCGCATACGGACCAACACTGGAACTGGATTGTTTCTCCAACTCTCTGGCGTACTTCTGGAAATCCTTTGGATTCATAGTTGCCACAGCCTTAGCGTTGTCGCCAGTGAAGGCCCGCCGGATGGCCTCTTCCTTGTACAGCTTCTCAAGATTGGGGATCTCGTCGGCCGCACGCTCAAGCCGCCTTGCCGCATAGTCCCCAGAACTTTTTCGAATGGCTTCTTTGGTTTCACTCAACCGGCTTGGGACAATGATGGTCGGCGCTTCAATTGCAGACTTGATGCCCTTCTTAATAGCGCCACCAATGCCCATGCGGATCTCGCCACCCTCGGCAAACCTCTTCACCTTGCCGCGCCAGACATGCTCACGCCCCTTGTACTGCGTAGGAACACCACCCCCGGCGGCTGCCCATTCCTTCAAAGACTGCTTCTTAGGAACCGACTCGGTTTCCATTAGATTTAGTTTGGGTAAATTTATTGGCCGGATCTTGTCAATCATGTTTGCCCCAGTGTTTGCTTTGCCGCATCATAACTCTGAGGCGCATCATCACGCTGGGCAAGCCAAAGCTCAAACGTACTACGCGCCCACGCCTTGTCTACAGGTTGCCCCCACCGACTTATCAACTCAAATCGGTTGGCGCACATCTCTACCTTGGGATCAAGCTGCATAAGGGTTCACCTTTCGTTGTCGGCCAGTGTCGGCATAGTCGTCCTCGTCCCATGCGTCATCAGGCGGTGGGTCAATCTCCAGCCACCCAGCATCGCGCAGGTAGCGCAGGGCCTGCGTACAGGCGTCCACAAGGTCATCATGGGTCGTCTCGGGGAACGAGCAGATCTGGCTGATGAACCCCTCCGCCCAGTCCTTGACATACCCCTTCCTGTTGTCCGACTCGGGCACCCACACCCGACCACGGGCAATGATGTTGGACACAATGTTCAGGCGCTGGAGCTTGTCCGCCCGTCCGGGGTTGTACGCCCTGACAGGCAGGTGGGCGCGTTGCAGGTCTTGGATCAGGCTGATCCCGGCGCTCTTGTCCTCTATCAGCAACAGGTCCACCCGCTTGCGGTCCTTGCCCTCCCCGAACACCGTCTCGTACTCCTCGATCACCTTGGGGCGCAGGTCGGGGTACATCATGCGCTCCTGCCAGCAGTCGATCACCATGACGCTCATGGGGCTGTCCTGCGGCTTGAAGACGCCAAAGGTGATGCAGGCGGTCGGGTCGTTCTGCGCCTTCTCACTGGTCGCGACGTCGTAGGACTGGATGATGTACTCAAACTTGGGGAACGGCAGACCCGCTGGCCAGAGCTTGAACATGTCCCGCTTGACGATACCGCCCTCCTCGGGGTCGATGATCTCGGCGTAGATCTCCTGCCGGCCCAGCTTGGTGCCCTCGTAGGCGAGGATCTGCTTCCTGAAGTTGTCGCTCAGGTTGGACAGGTTGGCGTAGGTCGAGGCGGTCGTCATCACGACGTCGTCACCCTCTCGCCCGATCAACTCAATGATCAGGTCCTTGGGGCGCGGGGTGGTGGTGCAAATCATCCGGGTGCGCTTGCCCAGCCTCATGCCGAACTGGATCTGGTCCCACGCCTCTTGTATGTAGTCCCACGCCGCAAGCTCGTCGCACCAGCCCCCGTGGAACTGCGGCCCCCGGAACCTCTCAGGCTCGGATGCCGGGATGCCCTTGATCAGCGAGCCGTTGGTCAGTCGAAGCTCATGGGCGGTCTTGTTGTAGTCCGCCACCAGTGACTTAGGGATGATGGTCATCAGCCCCGAGTCGCCCTCGAAGCAAGTCCCCCGGACGTCAGCGCTCGTAGGGGCGGCCACAAGCCAACGGGTGCCCGGCTGCTCGTATGCCCACCACGCTATCTGCTCGGCAGCCGTGCGGGTCTTCCCAGCCCCCCGCCCAGCCAGCATCAGCCATATAGACCACCAGTCCCCCGGCGGTAGGACCTGATGCTCATGCTGCAACGCAAACCACGACATCCTCCACGACCACGCAAGCCGATACTCAGGGCTGGCCAGCGCAAGATGCCTCTTGACCTCCGGGTCCGAGACTATCTGCGCAATGTCACTCATGCGCCTTGACTTGCTTCTTAAGCTCGGCGTTTTTCATGATGGCAGCAAGAAACCCATCAGCCTCCACTTGAGCCTCAACCTGTATCGGGTTCCCGGGATCCCCGCCCAGCGCCACCTTGGTGCCGTACTTCTTGGGGTTCCAGCAAGCCAGCAGCTTGAGGCGGGTCTCAATTTGGAGCTTCCTGTGGCCAAGCATATCTTCCTCAGTCACAGTCACGCCGTCCTCATCACCCCCAGAACTGAACACCTTCTTTTGCCCAACATGCGGAGTGTTAGCGATCACTAACGCTTCCTCCGCCATGGCATCACATCCGGCGTCGCGTGCGCGGGTGAATTGTAAGGAAAGGACAGGGTCACGACCCAACCAATCGTAAACCGTCTGTCTATCTGGCATTCCCGGCTCTTTGCATATTTGCAGTAGTGGCTCTCCTGCGGAGATGCGATTGAAGATCTGTGTTGCAAGCTCTGGGGTGTATTTGCTTGGTCTGCCGATCTTCTTAGGAGCCGCCACAGGCTGTTTGGCTACCACCCCCTTGGCTTTTGGCTTCGGGGCTGCTGTGGGGCGTTGTGATGGCTTTGCGGCTGGTTTCATGGCCTGTCCTTGGTTGCCGCATAGTAACCGACTTGCTACTCTTCCGCCTCTGGTGCGAGGTACTGCTCGACCTTGACCCCTGCGGTGAGGTGCTTGACCAGATCCGTCTGACTTGCCACCGAGACGCTGAACATCTTGTTTGCTACGTGGCTCAGGGCCTGCTGGCGCAAGCTTGCGTTGACTAGCCGCGTGCCTTGTTGCCCGTGGACGACATAAATTCGTTCTGCCATTTTCTCTCTCCGTATTGTTTGATGTAACCAGCTTAAACCGAATTGGTTTCCATTCGCTTTCCATTCGCTAAATAAGGTCTGGCAGCAGGCATAACGCCACCAGAAACGCAACGAACATTGTACCAATGATCCATTTGCTCAGGGTTGATTCTTGATCCATTATGCTGCCACCAGTTCGGTCACCGCCACCACCTGACCGCCCTCGCGGATTGCAGTTGCGCCCGTTGCCGGGGCGTACACATTCGGCGTACCGGCAGGCAGTGCGCCCAGCACCATGCCGCTGACAATGCAGGGCACTGGTATGCCGTGCGAGTCGCGCACCAGACCCGTTACCGGGCCGTAGGTGTTGCGGACGACCGGGACGCCGGCCACCACCGCGCCCGTAAGCGTGGCAATGGTGGAGACTCGGGCCAACTGGCCTGATGGTGGGTACACCACATCACCTGCGGGTGTCCGCAGTGTGATGGCATGGGGGGTCAAATTAATCATTCAAAATCTCCTGCGGCGTAACGGCCAGTCTCGTCAAACCCTTGGCGGTCAATACCCCAAATGTCATAACCCTTGGCGTCAAAACCTGCCGAATCGTAACCATCAGCGTCAATGACGCCAGTGGTAACAGATACTGGGGGCCATACTTGTCCGGGCGCTCTCATGAC